AAAAACAAATACGTAAAATACGTTTTGAGTTACCAAAACTAAACCGTGAGAAAGTTGATAAGGAGCTTAAAATATTATTACTTGATTTACAACTCCTTGCAAATGATTTACGGTCCATTAACACAAAGGAGAAAGATGAAAACTAGAGAGTATTTAGATACAGCGGCAAAGATAGTTTCCGGTCAACGTCAAATGGATTACGGAGACAAGTATCAAAATCATGAAAACATTTCAAAGTTATGGAGTGCATATTTAGATTACAATATATCAGCGCATGATGTGGCTATATGTATGTTGCTCGTAAAAGTAGCACGATTAAAACACAGACCTACAAAAGATTGTTACATAGACATGGCGGGATATGCGGCAATAGCGGGTGAAATACAGGATAAAGATGATGACACAGATACCACTATTTCAACCACCAAGTGAGTGGACACCACCAGAGACGGTTCCTAATCTTTCTGAAGCAAAAGAAATTGCGATTGATTTAGAAACATATGATCCAGATATTAAAACAAGAGGTCCGGGTTGGGCAATAGATAATGGTTATATAGCCGGTGTTGCTATAGCAGTAGAAGGTTGGAAAGGTTATTTCCCCATAAGACATGAGGGTGGTGGTAACTTTGATGAGAACATATTAAAGAGACAAATACAAAAGATCATGGATTTACCATGTGATAAAATTTTTCATAACGCCTCTTACGATGTAGGTTGGCTTAGATGGTGGGGTGTTGAAGTAAAAGGTAGAATTATTGATACCTTGATTGCCGCGCCGCTTATAGATGAAAATAGATTTAGATATTCATTAAACGAGTTAGGTAAAGATTATTTAAAAGATACAAAGTCAGAAGCATTATTATATGAAGCCGCAAAAGAATGGGGCGTCGATGCAAAAGGACAAATGTATAAGTTACCTGCTATGTATGTTGGTCCATATGCAGAGCAAGACGCTGATCTTACACTTAGATTATGGCAACATTTTAAAGTAGAATTAATTAAGCAAGAGTTATCAAGTATCTTTGACCTCGAAACACGGCTCTTTCCATGTCTTCTTGATATGAAAACAAAAGGTGTTCGTGTTGATTTAAATAAAGCAGATAAAATAAAAAAAGATTTACAGAAAAAAGAAGATAAACTTTTATTACAAATTAAAAAAGATACAGGTGTAGACGTTGATATTTGGGCGGCAGTAAGTGTAGCAAAAGCATTTGATAAATTAAAAATTAAATACGAGCGAACTGAAAAGTCCGGGCAACCTAAGTTTGATAAAAACTTTTTATCTACACATAAACATCCATTAGCGAAAATGGTAGTTAATGCTAGAGAGTTTAATAAAGCACGCACTACATTTATTGACACAATATTAACACATTCTTCGCACAGTAGAATTCACGCCGATATCAATCAAATGCGTGGTGAAACAGGAGGAACGGTCACAGGACGGTTCAGTTATAGTAATCCAAACCTACAACAAATTCCTGCACGTAATAAAGATATCGGGCCGTTGATACGATCAATCTTCGTCCCAGACGAAGGTTGCAGGTGGGGGTCATTTGACTATAGCCAACAAGAGCCTCGTGTTCTTGTCCACTTCGCCGCGCTTACCGGTGGCGGTTTGAAAGGCGCCGACGAGGTTATCGAATCTTATAAAACAGAAGATCCAGATTTCCATCAAGCCGTTGCCGATATGGCGGGCATAGACCGTAGAACAGCCAAGACAATTAATCTTGGTATGATGTATGGCATGGGTAAAGGTAAGTTATCTAGCGAGTTAGGTTTAGATAGAGATGAAACAGAAGATTTATTCGCAAAGTTTCATGCGAATGTACCTTTTGTAAAACAATTAATGGAACAAGCAACACGGAAAGCAGAGAATGTAGGTTTCTTACGTACTCTTCTTGGACGTAAATGTCGCTTTGATTTATGGGAACCACGCGCCTTTGGTATTCATAAAGCCTTACCGTTATGGGAAGCAGAGAAAGAATATGGACGTGATTTGAAAAGAGCATGGACATATAAGGCATTAAATAGGTTGATTCAAGGTTCTAGTGCTGATATGACTAAGAAAGCGATGGTTGATTTGTATGAAGAGGGGATCATATCCCACATACAAGTGCATGATGAATTGAATTGTTCTATTCAAAACGAGGAACACGCATCACGGATCAAAGAAGTTATGGAAAATACCGTAGAACTTAAAGTTCCTTTGAAAGTAGATGCAGAGATAGGACCATCATGGGGCGAGATCAAAAAAAA